TACGATAATGATATTTGGACGGTACGAATAAGTACAAATAGTCCTGCGACAGGTTCAACTCCAATTAATGTAATTGTAGCCAGAGCCTCAGATAATCTTTATGGTAGAATTGCATTTAGTTCTAGTTTTACATTTACACCTAATTCGAATATTACTTCAAGTTGGGCAGGAACACCTGCAAGTCCTCATTATATAATGTTGGGAGGTACAACCTCAAGTAATAAACGAAGATTCCGTGGCGAATTACAATCCTATAAAGAATATTTTACAACTTATTCTGAACCAATATTTAAACAGCACGTATTAAATCCTGCGGCATATCATACTAATAATTACACAGGATCCTACTACGATTTATTTAGATATTATCCGCTGGGTGTAGATGTACAAAGATGGAATCATAATACAGCTGTAAATATATCATCTTCACATCCAAATAGAAATATATCATTTGATACCACTGCATCATTTAAGAATTTTCCAAATGGTCAAACTCTTAATTATAATCAAGATGTAGAAACGTATTATATAACCGCTCCATCCATAGGTGGCAATGTATTTAGAAGTGATAAAATAAGATTAGAATCCAGTAAATTAGTACATGGATTATCCACTACTACTTTTGGAGAAAGATCGAAATATGATACCGCTGCGGTAGATAGAAATAGATTGGCAATTGTATTTGCACCTAATGATCATGTAAATTTAGATATTCTAAATCATATGGGATATGCAGATTTGGATCAATATATTGCAGATCCGGATAGGGAATTTGCCGATTCATATCCAGAATTAGATCAAATTGCCCAAGAGTATTTTCAAAAATACCAACAAATAAATAATGTAAATGATTTAATTAGAATTTTATCATTATACGATTATACATTCTTTGATCAAATAAAGCAATTAGCACCTGGTAGAGCAGATTTAATTACTGGTATTTTAATTGAACCGCATATTCTAAAAAGATCGAAAGTTCAATTAACTAAGCGCCCAACTATTACTAATCCGCAATGGGAGAAAACAATAAATCTTCCATTAAGTCAAAGTGGTGAATATCCTACGTATGGTACTACTATATCATCATCGAGGCAATTTACAATCGGCTACCAGTATTATAAAACTGCGGTAAGTTGTAGTATAGGCGTTACAGCATCCTATTTTTACAAGGTAGGATATATTACTAGATCATATAATCCTACGGGAGATTATCCTACTTATTGCACATTAATATCAAGATCATTAGTAATTACTGGAGAATTAAGACATCATTTCCAACCTGATCAAGTTACTACTGGATTGTGCGATGAATTAGATATGGTGGTAATTAAATTTTCTGGTAGTAGAGGAGAAACTGGATCATTTTTTGATAGAACACCTGTACCGCCAAATAATTTTGGATATAAACGAGTAAAATATCATTATACTCCCGTTGGTACATTTGCTACAAAATATTTAAAAGAATGGTATAGTCACGTATCCCAAAGCTATAAAATGTATTCTAGCAGATCGTTGGAAAATGTACAGTATCAAATTCCAGAAGATAGTTCGCAAAATAATTCTAGATTTTTAGGATCGAAATTATCAGGTCCAGGTATAAATATAGACAGCGATAATACTGTAGATGGTGGACCTGTAGTAACAATTATAGAATCCAATCCAAATAATTTGAAAATTAGTGGTGATTCCCAAAATGGAAATTTACTAGTTGAATAATATATATTAATATAATAAAAGGAAAATACAAACATGGGATATTTAAATAATTCCACAATTACCGTAGATGCCATTCTTACAAGACGTGGTAGAGAATTATTAGCTCGCGGTAGAAATGAGTTTAATATTACGCATTTCGCTCTTGCAGATGATGAAATAGATTACGATCTATGGAATACAGATCATCCATTAGGAACAGCATATTATGGATATACAATCGAGAATATGCCAATCACAGAAGCCGTTCCAGATGAAACACAAAATATGAAATATAAATTGGTAACATTACCAAAGAAAACTATTCGTATACCAATTGTGTCTGTATCCCAAACATCAATAACATTGACAGCAGGTCAAAGTGCTACAATACGACCAGAAACAATTAATTATACCGAGGGTAATACAACTTATGGATATACAGCTATTTTAGCAGATAGCGATGTATGTACAATTGAAGTTACCGAAGGTCCAAAAGCAAATATGACTGGTCAACAAATGATGATGGCAATTAGCGATATGGAAGCAGGACAGGCAATTACAATAGTTGGTAGAGAATTTAGAATTCGTGCAAAGGGTCAAGTAACCGCTGCTAAGAGTACTACTCTAACTGTAATTGGTAATGAGACAGGCGGACAAAAAGTAATTAATATCACTGTACAGAAACAAACATTAAATACAACACCAAATGTACCATTAACTGGCCAACCACCAATAATGTTACCATAAATACAGGAATTAAATGAAATATTTACAAATAGATTTTAAAGCGAAAAAAGTTTTAGTGTCCTCAAAAGAATCCATGGCAGGATATACTAATGTAGGATATTTTAATGGACAAAATATATCATTTGTACCGGATGCGCAATTTAGTAGTTTTTCGTCAAGTAGCATTACTTCAGAAAAGGCTGATGCATTAATTGCAAAATTTATGAATTATTGGGAATCGATTATGCGCTATAAAGAAACCTTCCAGATGGCAGATGCTTTAGATTATAAAGGATCGGAGGATCAATATAAAAAATATGTACAATCAAATAAATTTTCAAAAATGTATGATACATTAAATTATAGGACACTTAGTGATGATGTTGTAGATTTAATGTTTGATAAATTAAAACCCACATTGAAACAATCCGGATTGGCTGTTTTAAATCCAATTTTACAAAACTTACTTAATACTAGTTTTAAAAATGAAAAAGTAACTTCGGAAAACGTACAGGCATTATTACAACAAGCGTTTGCAAAAATGTTGGGTTCTATTGGAGAATCAAAAGCATCAAAACTTCGAAAAATCATACGAGAAGAAATTAGAAATATAAAACGGAAATAAAATAAATGGCATATTCATTCATCAATCAAGGATCTAATTTACAAAAGAAGTCAGCAATGGCAACTGGGATGAATGTAGATACTAAAGATGCAGCACAATTAGGTAAAATGGAAGAACAAGGAGCAATAGTAACTCCTACTAATATCCAAGTTACCGATTTAGTGCAACAAACAACACCAATAGTAAAACAGGTAGGTGGAACAATAGTTTCTGGACACCAAGATAATTCCGGGAACTTTTATGTGGTAGATGAAAATTCTACCGTATTAGATGTTCGACCTAATCCAGTTACTCCTGTAGCTGGCATACCTGGACAAGTTTTACCTGGACCTGGAGGGGGAGGAGTACGGCCAACACCAATGCCGCCCCCTCCCATTTATGGAGGTCCTCCCGGATTAATCGGTTCTGGTAAAATATTCTCTATGTTTGAAAATGGAGATATTATACCTAATCAACAGGAAACAATTACTAGAGCATTGTGGTCTGGTAATGTTGGTAATTTATTAACATTCTTTACTAGTTCGGCTCAAACTGCAACGCAAAAAAGATACTATTACGAAATATTTAATAGCGCATCTACTGCTTGCGGAAGTGAAGCACAATTTAGTATTGCTTATGGACACGCTTTAGGTTCAGGATCTGCGGATGAAGGTGGTCAAGTAAACGATACGCCATCTAGAGCAATATATTCTCAGTATAAGCAACTGTGCTTAGATCCTGGAAGTACTAGATTTAGTATTGGTGGTAGAACTGTAAATGGTATTTATGTAATTAATGTAAATCGTGCAAGAATGCGCGAATATATTGATGAAGGAAACATCGAAATTAATTTACACGCATTATCCGGTTCGCAATTTAGAAAAGTAAATGCTCATACAGGATCTAACGTTAAATTAGGCATACCCGGTAAAATAACCAGATTAATTGATGATAGTACATTAAATCCTGCTACAATAACAACCGCAGGGGAAGTATATAATATCGTTTCTGGTAGTATTGAAAATGGTGTTTATAATTCTGCTAATCCGCATATCTTTGGTAAATTATTCCGAAGATTGGGAGTAGTAATATTAAGTGCACCAACATTAGATCTTTCATGTTCCTTCCTATCAGTAACAGGTAGTGAAGTTCCTGGAGATAATGCATTTAAATTGTATAAATCAATTTCGGGTTCTGCTAGATATACCGATGTAAGTGGTGATAGATTAGGTTTCGCAGGAAGAAGTGCAGAAAAAGTTAAATCAACCCATTACTTTGTAAGAGTAAAAAATGGAGAATATAACTTTTCTAATAATCCTACATTTGTAACTGGCAGTACTGGTGATCTTGCACACCCATCATTTATAAATGATCCAAGAACATATATTACCACAGTTGGTTTATATAATAATAACAAAGAACTTGTAGCGGTTGCCAAATTAAGTAAAGCGATTCAAAAATCATTTACAAAAGAAGCGCTAATAAAAGTAAAATTGGACTTCGTTTTTGTACTTGGAATGTTTAGCTTGTTAGGTAGTATATTATAATGAATATAGTTTGTTCAATATGTCATAAAGAAGTTAATACTAAAGGGTTAACATTTCATTTGAAAGGAAAACATTCTCAAACCTTCATGGAATATGTTTGTAATAATTTGGAGCAATTTCCTAATTATAATCCTTGTAAAATATGTGCAAAAATAACTGCAGGTACTTGTTGTAGTAGAGAATGTATATCAACGTGGAAATCTATTACATATAAAGGTCGGAAAGGATGGAGTAAAGGCTTAACTAAAGACACACATCCTGGATTATTATCTATGGCAAATAAAGCTAAGCTTAGAACTGGAGTTAATATTTGGGAAAGAATGACTCCTGAAACTAGTGCAAAAGCAAGACTTAAAATATCTATAAATACAAAATCTAGAGTGTCAGGAATCAATAATCCAATGTATGGAAAAACACATACACCGAAAGCTATTCAAAAAATATTTAAATATCGAAAAATATCGTCTGCTGAACAAATAGTAGCGGATTTTTTAGACTTAAATAATATACAATATTATCATCAATTTTTTATTACCGATACATGTAAATATTCATACGATTTTAAAATTAAAAAATCTAATATTATAATTGAGGTTGACGGCGATTATTGGCATGGCGGCCCTGGATGTAAAAAATATTGTAATGATGTGGAATCAAATAAAATTAGAGATATTGAAAAAAATAAAATAGCTCAATCTAAAGGATATCGATTGTATAGAATCTGGGAAAGCGAATTAAAAACTAATCCTACTATATTGTACGATATTTTAAATATTAATTAAAACAATGCCAGAAACACCTTATCTAATAGATGGTTACGGGGGTTATGGAGGATCAGGAGGTAACTTCGGAAACCCTCCAGGAAATAATAATAATCCTCCATTATATGATCCATTATGGTGGTCGTGTGATAGATGTGCCTGGATGTATTCATCTACAATTAACGATTCTCAAACATTAGAGAGTTTAATAGAGCCAAACTATACTTACGAAAATTTACCATTCGGTGATATAGTAATTCATTCCTTGCATTTTTACGATGGATATGATTGGTACAAGGTAGATGCTCAAGTTTGGAGAACAAATGTAGGTTGGGGTATAAATTTATACGCGGTTAATAAAATTAGTGGAAGCCCATCATTTACAAAATGCCCATACCCATCAGTGCAACCTGGAAATAATCCACCAACATATAATCCGGTTAAACCTGGAGGAGTTGGATCATTTAATAATAATGGTCCAATTGGATTTAATCAATACGACCCTGCAGGGCCAGTAATATCTGGTCCTAATAATAATGGGCCATTATCTCCAAATAATCCAGGCCCGAATAATAATGTAATTCCAAATTCACCATCCGGCGGTCCTGTGCAGGTTGGCAATCCATCTTTTGGAAACCACAATGCAAATTCCGCAGGAAACGGTCCTGTTGGAACAATTGATATTGCAAGCCCAGACTGGTGTGGTGATTGTTATACTCCACCACCTGTTGAGGATATTTATAATCTTACTTTAGATCCATTTTGCCCTAATCCAGGATATGGTGGTAAATTAGACCCCGTTCAAGGTAATGCAGTAATTAGGGCGAATTATATCCAATACGTTGGAAATGTAGATCCGCAAAGCCCTGTATTTTTACAATTAGGTCCTCAGGGACAATCTATATTTGTAGCAAGAGGATGGCAGATATATAACGGACCTCAAGTACAAACCACACAACAAGTATATTCGTTATCTAATCCTCCAGCATTATTTGCAAATACTAACCCTGCAATTAGGGCATATTTAGAAACGTTTAATTTAAGATTTGAATTAGTTCCTGGATATGATGGTCAGGATATGGATTGCCGCGGCGGCGGGGTTGGTAAAGTTGCACTTTCAAACGCAGGTACAATTAAATCCAATTTTGCAGTATCCGCAGCGAAAATAAATGTTTCTTTATTTAAATTATCTGGTACAGGCGCTCCATCTGGATTATTTGTAGTAGGAGATTTAGCATTTGGCGCTCCATTATATAGAGTTACAATTATAACTACTCCAAAACCACCATCTGGACCTGGACCTGTAACACCTAATAATCCTATTATACCGATTAATCCAATAAATCCGATTAATCCAAATAATCCTATAATTCCAATTGATCCGATTATACCAGTAAAACCGATTCCAACTGGTAAAATATATTCAAATTTAGATCCTCCCTTAATTACACGGGTTGAAACTACATACGGAATATGGAGTAATAATGTAGGAAATCTAACTGCACAATATACGTGCAGCGTTTCTCCAAGTTCATCAAATTCGTGGAGAAGATCCCATTACACAATATTTAATTTACCATGTTCTAACAAATGTGCAGAACAACAATATGAGGTTACTTATGGACACGACGAAGGAAGCGGCTCGATTGATCTCGGCGGATTTGATAATGAAAGCCCTACTAATGCTATTTATTCTCAGTATAGGTTATTGTGCTTAAATCCAACGCAAAAGAAATTTAATATTGCTGGTAGAGATTCTAGACATGTATATGTAATTAATATCAAACAAGCCCGAATGGGTGATAGATTTGACGAAGGCAACTGGGAATTAAATCTACATCATTTATCTGGATCGCAGCATTTAGTTTCGCATCCGGTTAATTCATTTACGGGTAGTGTAGTAAGATTAGGTACGCCTGGTAAAATATTAAGATTGATTGATGACAGTAAAGTAGCTGTAAATAGTTCTAGTTATGGTGGAAATTATTACAATATTGTTTCGGGTAGTTTAGAAGAAGGAATATACAATTCTACAAGTCCTAAAATATTCGGCCAAGTATTTCCATCCCTGGGAGTAATAGTATTAGACGCTGATAAATTAGATCAATCCGCATCATTTGCCACATCTCAAGCAGTAGAAAGACATTGTGATAATGCCTTTAAATTAGTTATGGCAATGTCCGGTGCAAAAAATTATACGGATAGAAGCGGCGATGTATTAGGATTTAAAGCACGAAGAATAGAAATAAACTACGATAGATACTATTTTGTAAGAATTAAAAATGCAGAATATAATTATAGTAATAATCCAACCTATGTAACTGGATCGGAAGGAATGATTAAACCTGAATTCCGAGAAGTAGAAAAGGTATTTATTAGTAGTATTGGTTTTTATGACCAACGTGGTAATTTAGTTGCGGTTGGTAAAGTATCAAAGCCAGTATTAAAAACAAGAACTGATGAAGCATTATTCACTGTAAGACTAAGGTATTAAAATAATTAATAAAAATGCATGAGCATACCATCTACATTTGCACCTATAAAGAATCAAGATTTTACATTGGTAAGAATACCAGTGAAGAAATCCTTTTCTATTACCAGTGCAAATCTAACTAATACTTCAAGTGGGTATAATTTAATAGATGGTTATTATACAAGTACAAGAACTCCCGTAGGCGCACCTCAAGCCAATAATGATCCAAGAAATACATTCGATCAAAGTTATAAACACATTATTTGGCAATCAATAAATCATTTATATTATAGAAATCCCTATGATTCATACGCTGCCTTCGAACATACCAATAGAAGATATACTTGGAAATTCTTAAATAGAACCGCGTCAATACTTTCCGTTCCATATATGGATTATGGCGAACAGATAGTTCCTGGTAGTGTGCAATTTACTAGTTCATTTGGGTATTACATTAAAGATGATAAAAATGGCAATCTTTACGATTCCACAATTACTACATCATCCTTTGCCACAAGACAGAATGTAGTTGCATATTGGGGATTCAATGATATATTCAATAAATTCAAATGGAATTTTGGTACAATTACCAAAGGTACCTTAAAATACATATCTCATACATTTGAACCTGAAAATCTATCCGGAGTAAAGAACGTATATTTTAATCAAGGTGTAAAAATAAATAACACCAGCTCAGGAATGGCTGCTGTATTTAATAATACATCTTATATAATGACATATAATCGTCCAGAATTCAATTTTAATTCAAATCAAGATTTTACAATAGCATGCTGGATTAAGGCTCCGCTATCCCAATCCGTCCTAACTTCGACGAGTAATGCCCTTTTGACTAAAAATGGAGCGATATACAAGGAGATCTATGGCAATGTTAATGCCTATACCCATGATGGGCAGATAATCGCAGGAAGGGGCCTTTCCTCAAGCCTACAAAGCGAAAAAACGGATGTCTTCCCTTACGGATTAGAAATATACAACCAAACCACTGCAAATTCAGGAAAAATTGTATTTAAACGTTCTGATGGGATTAGAACGGTAACATTGACGTCAACCTCATCAATTGCTAATTCGCAATTTAGACATGTAACGGTGACAAGAGCTGGCACATTAATCAAATTATATGTGGATGGAACATTGCATTCATCCGCATCGGATAGCACCTTACATCCTATTAACGACCATGTAATAATGTTCGGGTCAAGAAACTTTGAATTCAAAGATGCCTTTAGTGGATCAATGGATGAAATACGAATATACGACAAAGCATTAACCCAAGCAAATATTTCCACGTTGGCAAATAAAACCAATATGTCATTATACCAAACGGCAGTAATTGGTAATGTATTTTATAGAAAAGGCAATGTAGTAATATCGAGTTTAGATCCAAAATATACAAGATTATTTAATAATACCTGGACCTTTAATTACGAAGGGAAACATACAATATTCCAATACGAGATATTATGTAGAGTTAAAAAGGGTTCATTTAATTTAACAATGAATCCAACGGCAAGACAGCATCCACAATCAGATATGTATCGGGATTCAATTACTGGATCATTATTAATGCCGTATATGAGTTCAATTGGATTATATAATGATCGAGGTGAATTAATGGCGGTTGCCAAACCAAGCCAACCGGTGCAGGTAAGATCAGATGTTGATATTAATTTCATGGTAAGGTTTGACGTATAATGAAACTACTCGAAATATACAACCAATTAAATGAAGCTAAATTTCACTCTGACCCAGAAGTAAATGCCGTATTAGCACATATTGATATGAACGGATATACAAACATATTATTTATTATGTTGAAAATTGATCCGAAAAGCTGGTCTATATATAAATCAAATCATCCAATACTCTATAGAGTAATTTGGGTTAATAAAGAACAATTAAAAAATGCAAAGTCGGATGATATAATAAAGATTCCAAAAGTTGAATATGCATCGTGGAGTTCTAAAAAAACCGTACCTGAAAATGTAATATTTAATTCCGATTGGTTCGATTCAACGAAAAAAAGAGGAGATGTTGCAGTAATATTAAAATCAACTACAGAAGAACAAGTATTAGATCTCCGAAAATTTTTTGAATTGAATAAAACTAAGATGGGTAAATCGTATAACTATTTAAAACGCACAGTAGATGAAGAATACGAAGTAATTTGTAAGTCTAGGCCAATTAAAAAATCTGATATTATAAAAATTGAAGATCCTGATGGTTACGGATTTAATATTTATAAAGTAAAGAAATGAAACTACTCCCAATATTAAAAGAAATAAAAGAGGATCTTCCTAAAATACTATGGCATGCAACTGACTATGAAAATTTAGTTAGTATTATGCATGAAGGATTAAAACCAGATAAATTAGAAAATGCGGTATTTTTTACAGACACACCCTCCGGCTCTGCTAAATTCCTATTAATACGTGGTGTAAAACATATAATATCAATTCCAGTAGAAACCAGAAAACTAGATAAAAGTAAAATACAAGAATCATTCGATCATAATGAGAACTTTTTTCAAACAAGAGCTTGGATGTATTTAGAACATATTCCAGCGAGTAAAATAAATACCAATAAAATAATGGTTTATGATCTAAGAAAATAAAAACAAATGAAATTAACAAACCTACTAAAAACTTGGGTACTAGAAGAGTTAAATAATGCTACTAATTTCGAAGCAGATTATTTTACCTTAAATGAAATTAGCATTAATCCCAATCAAAGTTATGAATATGAAGAAATAACAATACCATTAATCACAAAAGCATACCAATTTAATGACAGATGCGGAAATACTATAGTAGCTGCTTTATTAGGAAATGAATTTAAAACTGGATATAAAGTTGAAGGAATTCAACCATTAATATTTCAACCCGAAAGATGGCCTGATCTTGTAGATAAAATAAGGCCTTGCCCCGATGACAGGAAAATAAGTACAATTTATAATATTTTAGTAACTGAAATAATACCCAATTATCTATTAAATAAACTACCAAATAAAATCATATTTAATCCTACGTCAATTTCAAAGGGTAGAATTCTTAATATAATGCTAAATAAAGTACTTCAGGAATATCCACAATTACAAGTAAGGAACGTAATACTAATATATATTTAATATAATAAGGTATTTATGAAACTAAAATTACATAGAATTATTGAAGGTCCTGAAGAATTACTAAATGCCGTAATAGAATTACCATTTGAAAAATTCGTTCAAAAATTCAAAGGTATAGCTGCCAATCCTAAAATACAAGCATTATTAGATGCTGGAATAACTGATGGAAAGCCAAGAGACGAAAAATTATCATATTCCGAGGGTACAATATCCGCTGATAAACTTCGTCCTACTCAAAATATAATTGGTCAGAAAGAATCATTGGATAATATTTTAACTGATAAATACAATAATGTTTCTAATGCGCTGCAAGGATCTGTTTCATTTCCAACTCCATTAATAATCTATAATCAACAATATATTATAGATGGTCATCATAGATGGAGTCAAATATTTGCTGCGAATCCAAAATGTAAACTTCCAGTACTTAATATTAAGGGTAATTTACAACCAAAAGAATTATTAAAAGTAATCCACATGGCTGTCGCATTAGATACTAAATCTGTTCCACTTAGTACGGCTAAAGGTATTAATATGCTACAAGCATCCAAAGATGATATATTTCAAGTGGTAAAAGACGTAACAACAGAACCGGTATTAGATATTTATTCTAAATACAACGCAATCAGCCAAGCAAAAATACAAAATCTTCAATTATATATATGGAAGAACGTCAGGTTAATGCAAACCCAAAACGCACCAATACCAAACGCACCAGATAGATCATTTATGCCACAAACCGATGATGCAGATATAATATCAAAAATAAAAAGTGGTGAAATTAATTATATAAACCCGAGATCAACCGATGTAAAGGAAAGTATGAAACCTAAATGTATAAATCAAACTGATAAAATATTACAAGAAGCTATATTAAATAAATCTTGGAAAGAATTAATTGGGAAGCATGTAAAATTGGTAGATTCGATGACTGTGACTAATAGAAGAACTACTAATGGGAATATTCAATT